AAAACATCTAGACGAAACAGAAAGTACGTACCAAAGTATTCATATGACTACCAATCTAAGTCCCGGATCAAAATGGTGGAACACTTGGTGTAAGAATACAGAGATGTTACAACGCAGAAGTATCACAGCCAGCTTCCACGATGAGTTTGCCAAGGAACAGGAGTTTGGCGACAAGTGTTTACAGTTACAATACGAGTTGGTACATGTTACAATAAATCAAGTCATGGTGCCGGAAAAGTTTTATGAGTTATACGAACGCATGGCAAGATTCCATGAACGTGGGATTAACGTGACTCTCAAGCCGCAGAGCGATCCCACAGCCAGTAACATTGTAGATGGCTACACCGAGGAAATGATCGATTTAATGCAAACTGGGTTTCCACAGCGTGCCAACGGAGATGATGTTTATCAAATCGCATTATATGATACAGACAATACAGAATATCTATTTGATCAGGCTGAAAGATTCAATGCTTTTAACTTTAATAAATTTCAACATTGGAGTTGCAATAGTGGCTATCAAAGTGTTATAATAAGAAGTAATGAGGTTAAACGCAGTTACAGTTGTCACGACACTCCATTAGGCACATTAACAGAAGGATTTGAATTGTTCAATGAACCAAAAATATGTATAACATCTAGTTGTGTAAGTTCGGCAGACAGTAAAATTCCAAAACGGAAATAGAATGAAATTATTTAATAATGATGTTACCGGTAAAAATTTAATCGAAGTCCGCCAGATCGGATGGGCCGACGATTATTTTAGGATAGACATAATGCTAGGAAATGTGTGTAATTATAAATGTTGGTACTGTTATCCTGGATGCAATTCTGGCAATATTAAATGGCCTGATTTGGAATTATTAAAAACTAATCTATCACATCTACTCGACTACTATGTTGAACACACTCCTAAGCGCAGATTCGAATTCAATATGCTAGGTGGTGAAGCATCTCATTGGCCAAAGTTTATTGAGTTTATAACTTTTTTAAAATCCAAATACTCTTGTATTATTAATTTAACAACTAATGCATCTAAAAAAATGTCTTGGTGGGAAAGTGCAGCCCCACATTTAAATAGCGTAGTTATTAGTCACCACCACGAATTTTCAAATCTAGAGCACAACAGAAGTATTGCAGATTTTTTATATGAACACAATGTTGTTGTTGTTACAACTGTTATGATGGATCCAACAGCATGGGACAAATGCATTGATGCTGTTGACTATTATAAAGGCAGTAAACGGAGATGGAGTATCATTTACAAAGAAGTTCTTGCACCTGGTATTGAGTATACCGTTGATCAGCAAAAGTTAATTGAGGTAGGTAGGGCTAGAAAATCAAATCCTTTTTGGTTTTTAAAGAATAATATTAAACATAAGAGTAAAACACAAGTAGTTGATGAAAATAACAAAGTTTATAATGTAAACGAACAGACGTTATCGATTAATCGAATGAATAATTTTAGTGGATGGGAATGTAGCCTTGGGGTTAATTGGTTGGCAGTTTGTAATGACGGGGTAATTTCTGGACTGTGCGGTAACGGGTTATATTCTACTAATGAAAAATTTAATTTATATGATCTAGAATTTAAAGATAAATTTCATCCTGCAATTACTTCGACTATATGTAAACAGCAATCATGTAGTTGTATTTTTGAATTAAAACAAACAAAACGTAAAGTAAGTAATGCACAAATAATTCCAATATATCATGAAAACTAAATTTTATAATTCTATTGGTTATAATACAGCCTGCATTACTCTAGAGTCTAACGGTAGTATTATTCCTTTACACTATCATTTAAATGATAACCCCGTACAATATGCATGGCAGGCAATGTTTAAAGATTGTAACAAATTTAAAATGGGCATATCTATGAAGTTATCATCTACTGAAATTATTGAATCTATTAATAGGTTAATTCAGCCTATGGGATTGCCCTTGTTAAGCAATCCTACACCCCAGTCTGAATTAAACTGGTTACATACTAAATTTGTTGAAAACCCTGACTCTAGTAGCTGGCAACGAATTAACCTATATATACATTTACTCGAAGATAAAATTAAAGAACGAGAACTACAAGGAACATCTGCGTCACAAAGATTTTATTTAGATCCCGAACCAACATATATTCCTCTTAAAGAAGAACATAAATTGTGGTTAACTACTGAAAAAAGATGGGGCGACTTATTACTTGGTTATGCAACACTAGGCAAAGGGTGGTGGGAAATTTGTCAAGATAACGACTCTGCTGATGACCTTGCATTACAAACGGCGATTGGCTCTGAGACAATAATGGTGCTACAGCCAGAAACTATGTTATTTAAAGATGTAAAAAACAGATTTTACAAATGGGCCAAAACGACAGCTATCGATGTTCCTATAGTAAATCTTAATCAGTTGTCCTTAGGAAGGTATTACTTAGGTAATATTATTATCACTAAAGAATTACTAAAATATCATCCAACTGCTTCAGATTGGTATGTACCAAACCACAAATGTAAATTAATGTGGAGTAAAGAAATTATAGGTGCAGATACTGTGGTCAAGTCTGTTGATTTTTTTGATAGTGATATGTATTATAATACATTATTAGAACATACTGACATACAATTAACCGAGTAAAAAATGCAAATTGATCTAGAACATTTACATTATTGGATGCAGGCTATCCGTCAAAGTCCAGATCCAATGCGGACTATGGATGCCTTCTGGCAGGGACAACTTAAAAGTAAAGAATGGTTGATTACGAATCTACGTAAAAATGTAAACAAAGTCGTTAGCATAGATATTCATGGTGGCTGGGTCGGTCTGTTAGCAAGTATGCTATTCCAAAGCGACATCTATGTAACTTCTATTCGCAGCATTGACATTGATCCATCATGCGAACCAATTGCTACTATGATGAATAAGAAGGAAGAAATAGCAGGTATGTTCCGTGCCGTTACTGCCGACATGTGTACAGTTCGTAGTGATGCTGATGTTGTTATCAATACTAGTTGTGAACATATCACGCAGGATCAATACGACCTATGGTTGAGCGGAATGCCTTACAATAGTTTGTTGGTACTACAAAGCAACGATTATGATATTCCCGAGCATGTCAGGACAGCGAGTAGTTTAGAAGAATTTAAACAACAGTGTCACATTAAAGTTCTATGGGCCGGCGAATTAGAATTGTCGTTATACACGAGGTTCATGGTTATTGGAACTCCAGGATAGATTTAATAGATCTAGTGGAGTATCGTGTGGTTGACTATTGAACTTATATCTATCCGGGGGGCTATCCGGAAGTATTAATCCTTGATTTTTCCAAACATCTCTACGAATAATTTGATGTAGAAAGTTAGTAACACCGTCAGGAACGAAATCACACCAAGGTCCTGAGCGTAATTCCTCCATATCAATATCGGTTTCATCACACCATTGTATGATGCGAATATCTTTATCTTCGACCCGAGCCATAATATGATATATGTTGTTATCTGCTTCTATAATCCTATCAAACGATTTTACGTTATTATTGCACCAAGCTTCAATAGCTTTATAAACATCGCTAACGAAAATACGTTCTTGACCAGGATTGCGACCAATATCGCTGCCATAACGTATTCTAAAGTTTTTGGCCTGCCAATAGTTACTACAAATTTCTGTCATAATATCATGCACTTCATCTAGACTAATCATAGTGTAAGAAATATAACTGATGGGAATCTCTTCAAGGTGCATGTTTTCTATTGCAGCAATCTGTTTGCGTCTAACTACATGGTGATCAATGTAATCTGGATGGTTTAACCCAATGTTAACACCATCTAGTCCCGATGTTTTAACTTGTTTCACAAAATTATAGTTACCGAATTGTATACCATTGGTCATAACAGTCACTGATATATCCGGGTGTAGAGATTTTATAGCAGTAACTAGTTCTGCAAAGTCTGGGCGCAGTGTAGCTTCGGCACCGGATAGAATAATTCGGTGCACCTGATCGTTACCTAAGGGCAGTTTACGTATTTGGTCTAGGAGAGTTTCAATTGATTGATCTACGATCTTATTATCCGGTAAGTGATAACAGTGCGGACATTCTAAGTTACATCGATCACTGGCTTCAATTAACACTCCTCCATTAAAATTATATTGTGGATTATCCTGTGTATAATAGATACTACGATAAAATTCGTAATCACTTTCAATCATATGATGACTAATACCATGGACCGCACAATGTTTAGCCAAATAAACTTTACCATTTAAATGGAAACGCCATGCTGGCACATGTGAGTGGCATTGGTGACACAGACTTACAGTTGGCAGCAATTCCTCTGCTTGTAAATTAGCAATATATACATGTAATAAATCTATTGCTGATTTTTTAAATTGGGTAATTCCGCTTAGGGTTATCGTTGACATGAGTTATTTATAGGATAGCCGCTGTAGTCAATAAATATATGCGTATATAATTAAGGATAGCGAATGCCAATTTGGACAGAATGGGATCCACTTAACGAAATAGTAGTAGGAGATTGTAAGCCAGAATTTAACACTGGTAACAATAAAATTAATTCTTCTATGACTAAAATTTTACAAGAAACTAAAGAGGATCTAGACGCTCTTGCTGATTTCTTTAAATCAAATGGCATCGTGACACATCGCCCAAAAACAGAATGTTCAACGGCAGGGGTAATGCCTCCCATGATTCCTAGAGATCAATACTTAGTTTATGGGACAACAATTTATAGCACATTTACTAGTATGAAAGAACGCTACTACGATTCCTATCATTACTATGATATATTTGCTGGATTGTTTGAACAGGGATATAATTGGTTACAACAACCTATTCCGGATATCCCGAGGTTGAATAAAGACGAAGCGTGGTACAAGAACGGGCGAGAGATTTACAAAGATCGGTATGTAAACAAACTGTTATTACATACTGCGACAGCCAGTAAACTAGGCGACAAGTTAATTATGAATCCGGAAGGTCCCGGAACTGCCTTGGGACAAGAATGGTTACGCCGTAATCTGCCCGAAGGTACTAGCATTACACCTAATATTAATACCGCAGCACAAGGATGGGGTCATATTGATCAATGTTGGTTTATGACCGATGACAATACCGTTGTTTGTTTAACTAAAGAATGGGTTCCAGAAGTATTACGCAATAAAAGAATTATCGAAGTTAAGGATTATGCAGAATTTCCAGACCTATCAACATATATGAAAGACATGTTTGCCAACGGTGGCAAGTTTACAGAAGCATGGATAGATAAATGGCTAAGCGAATGGCGAGGATATGCACAAGATGTTTGCTTTGATACAAACGTGTTAGTACTAGCACCTAACAAAATTCTATTAAGTAATCCGCAACCTAAATTACAACGATATTTAGAAAGTCAAGGTATTGAATGTTATGCCACTCGTTTGCGTCATGGGTTATTTTGGGAAAGCGGAGTTCATTGCTGTACATTAGATATTGATCGCACAGGTGATAAAAGAAGTATATGAAACGATTAAATGTATTTTCAACAAACAGTACAGATACGTCAACCGCTATCTCAAGCACTCACGGGCATTATGTTGATATGCAGTTTGATTTACACGCAAGTGGTGGTACAAATATATTTGGCTACGCCTGTCCGTTTATTAAACAAGTAATAGATAATAACTACGCATCTGCTACAAGCAGTTTCTGGAAATTTAAACACCCAGCCTGGGGTGAATTAGAACATCGATTAGATCGTATAACTAACTATCAATTCGAGTCCTTCATTCCATCGCTTACTGGTAGCGACGGAGTTGATAACGCACTTAAAATTATGTGGAGTTACTGGCGTCAAAAAAACGAGAAACGAAATATAATTCTTGTTAGAAAAAAAAGTTACCATAGTGGTAGCATTGTTGGTTGGCAGTTAGTACACGGACAGGATCTTACTAGCCATTGGCCGCAAGTTAAGTTCATAGAATTCTTTGATGACTTAGAAGAAACTATTAATCGAGTAGGAGCAGATAATATTGCAGGAGTTCTAGTAGATACGATTCCCTGGAACAGTGGATTACAAAGTAATTCGATCGAATGGTGGGAGAATTTCCAAGCAACTATAGACAGATATAATCTATTACTGTGTGTCGACGAAGTACTAACTGGTATGGGTAGAATGGGATATTGGTTACATTCACAACATTTAAATTTACATCCCAATATAGTTATATTAGGCAAAGCACTAACAGCCGGACACGAAAATCTAGCGTTAACAATTTTAGATAATCGAGTGACTGCCGGTATAGAAAATGAGTGGTTACCAATTGGAAATACAAGAAGTGTAAATACCATGGGTGCTGTTGTTGCCTGTGCTGTGATAGATTATATTATAGATTATAATGTATTTGAGTATGTTAGATCAATAATATTTCCGTATGTACAACAAATAGGTACTATTTTAAAAGAACATAACTTTGATGTTTCTATACAAGGTAGTATGATTAGAGCCTACAGAGAAGATATTAAACAATTCGAAAAACAAATAAACGCACACGGCTTATATCATAACTGGGATAGTTTTTGGCATTTGTCTTTTTATAATATTACAGAAGAAGAAATGTCAGCAGTAATTGACGGAATAAAAAAGGCATTAGGAGATTAATATGGATTGGATTGATTACACAAAATTTAAGTATGCCGACATGCTGGAAGAACTCCGTGAAGTTGTTACGACAGAATATAGTGAAATTAAGGATACTCTTGATCATGAAAAATTGGGATTAGCTGTACAAGAAAGATATGGCAGTACTGCCAGCGACATTTATTGGTTTGGATTTCCTTTGATCGATGTTAATTCTGAAAATATAGAATATACGCAGTACTGGCCAAAGACAACTAAATTTTTAAAAACAATACCGGGCGTTATCAATGTTTGTGTTAATTTTGTTGGACCGCATACACGATTGCCCGATCATGTTGATGTCGACATACTACCTGAAAAGATTGGTAATAGAGAAGCTATTGGAACTATTATAGGAATTAGTATGCCGAGCAGTGATCCGGATGTTATTGGTTTCCATGTTGATGGTATATTAAAAGGGTGGAAAACCGGTGACATTCTTTCGATCAATGGATATAAAAATCACGGCGGTTGGAATAAAAGCGATGGCTGGCGTATTACTTTACTGATTGACACAGATAAGGTTCATTGGGATTTATAATGAAAGGTGTATTTGGAAAACCATATATTTGTTTAGACCCGTACATCGACATTACTGGATTGAAAAATATTGTTGAGGAAATTAATTACGGTATTGCTAAATCACACGCTTACATTAAACCTAACTTTGCTGCAACGTATCAGATTGTAGAAACTAATAAAGACAAGTCTAAAGATTTTGGTTCTGCATATCGTTGTTGGCTCAGTGATACCGATTCTGTTCGCAAACAACGAGGCCAAGATTTATTAAACACAGATCCAATAGCATTTGAATATTGGTTAGAATACGAATACAATGTTATGGAAGTTATGTCTTATCTTGTATTGCATGACTACGACAAACCGTTCGCAGATGCCTACGTACCTTGTGATGCATTAAAAGAAAATAACTTTAAATTTAAGTGGCAGGGGTTCGCTAACAACTTCCCCAAGTTTAAAGAATGGTGTGAAAAACTGCCATTTAAACAATTAGGGCCTGTCGTACTATTGCTTAAAACTGCCGGAGCTGGATTTCCTTTGCATACTGATGTGTTCTATGCTGATGATAATTATGAACACCAAGAACATTTTATATGGTTGGATCCTCGTGGTGACAGAACATTATACATACGCGATAAGGAAACTGACACTAACTATAACATGGATACAGGGGTTGCTTATTATTGGAATAACCACGACTGGCATGGCGGCCTAAGCAAGATTGATAGGGTAAGTTGGGCCATTCGCATTGAAGGCATTTTCGATGACGATCTTATAACAAAACTACGTACTTAGTATTTCTTTTAAATATTCATCAGCCCAATAGTTGTAATAATTAGTTTTCTTTAATTTATTACGTGCTATTTCTAGATTATCACGCCACTGACATAACAATAAATTGTATTTTCCATTATTAGTTTGTATACCATTTATATAGGTATCCCTGTCTTTATGATCGGGTAAAAATACTAATAACGGATTCGCCTTATTGTATTCAACAGCCATCTGATTGAGTTCTTCTTGGGTATAGACATCGGGTAATTTATAGATGATAAGTTCAAAATCCCAGGGCGGTGGTTGTATGTCGCTTCCGTCGGTTTCTACTAGTTCATACGTTGCACCTTTTGCGTAAGGACATATTGACATATTACCTAACTCTTCTCTAGGAACGCTGAGTCGCTGAATCCATTCTAAAATTTCATATTTCATTTTGAAATCTTACCATATATTAAAACAACTTGACCCATATCTTCTATTGTTAGATGCGAAAGATCAGACATTATTAATTGATGTTGTATTTCGGGAATAGTGAATGCTGCTAATAATGAGTTTTTGTAATCTTTTTGAAATAGTAGACTCTCTGATCTTGCATATAATTGCACTATATTATCAGCATCAGATTCTGATTCGGGTCTGATTAAATCCATAACAAAAACATAACCATCATTTTTTGTAATACGTTTTATGGTATTCCAGAAAGTTAACGGATCGAGCTGATGATGTAAGGCAAGACTCGACATCGATACATCAAAATCGGCATCTACAATATTTTCAAATAATGAATTTTTAATTGATATCTTAGATTCTAAATTATTTTTTTGTATGATAGAACTGGCACGGCTAAGCATGGCAGCCGATCCATCAAACCCAATAATCTTTAATGTAGGATCTGTATTAGATATATCAATTAAAAAATCACCAGGGCCACACCCGAGATCTGCAATAGTTCCTTTTAATGGAATTTTTTCAAATACCCATTGAACAAACGCAATTTTTGCGTATGCTCGTGATGCTACAGTGAACGCTCGACATTGATCTTCATCTGTCATTAAAACAGGTTCTATTATTCTATTCATACATTATGTTTGATCCTACAATAATCCGGGCACTTCCGCTTAAATTAGGTTCTGTTCGATGTCTTAACCATCCTGGAAATATTATTAGATCACCTTCGCTAACTTCCACTCCGTGATCAAACAATGTATGATAGTAATCCCTTTCTTTAATTTTAGCATAAGGCTGGTGTTTAAGCAATGCTTCTAAGGGATTTTCAAAAATTAAATTTCCAGCAGCAGGTTCTTTTTTCAAATAGAAGCTAGCGGTTAACGGAATCGGAGCATGATTATGAATATCGATAAAAGAACCATTAACATATCTATTGGCCCATTGTTCGTGTATATACGGAACACCTTCGTATCCTAACTCCTTCCAGAATTTAGCTACGTGTTCACTAACAAAATCTACGATTGTTTTCAATTCTGGCAATTTATGTAAATTACGCTCAGCATTATAAGAACATAATCCATTATTACGCATCGATCCTTGATTATTCTCAATGGTTCTTTGGAATGTTGTTTCTAAAATAGGTGATAGAGTATTATAAAGATCGGTAACATCACCATAAGAAGTTTTATAAATTTTAATTGGAAATATATTTTCTATCATAAATTTAATTTTTTTTCAATATAATTTTCTATAACTTTCTTTAAATTTGTAGCACTGACTTCAGCCCATTGCCACATTTTCTTATCTTTATATAATTGTCCTGTTCTAAGACCTAATGTCTCTTCTAAGGTCAATGCATATGACATTTCCTGTAACGCAAAAGCACCCAGCCCCATCTGTGATGTTGTAAGTTGATGTCGCCAATTTTCACACAATTTAACAGTTTGTTGATAGCTGAGATTATCATTCTCCCAGTCGAGATTTTGATCTACGTGAGCAATATTACCAATTTCATGAAATTGATCACTACCGAATGTTTTTATTAAAGTATCGCTACGTTTTCGATACCCGTATTCTTGCCATTTAGTTGTAAGGAGACTTGGGACATCCATAGTTTCGTCGATTGGTATTTCCAAAGGCCACATTTCCGCTCCTTCGCCCTTCCAATGTTCACAACACCAGTCAATGGTCTGTTGTAATGTTTCTTTTGTTTCGTGAGGTAATCCGGCTATTAATGAAATATGTCCTCGATACATTCCAGTTTTTTCTTGAAAATATTTTTTAACTTCTAATAGGCCTTCTCGCAATTTTTCTGGGTGCATACCTTTGCCGATAGATTTAGCACTGGCCCAGTTCATACTTTCGACTCCATAATAGTGTCCTATTATCCTTGCTCGAATTAAATGATCCCAATCTTGTTTCCTAGATACTAATAAATCTGCACGAATAAACGCAGTAATATAGGGAGTAAATGATAATTTTTCTGTTGCATCAGCAAATTTTATAATTTTATCTGTTCGATCATTAAATGTTTCATCTGCTGTAATATATTTTGTAACACCCCATTTGTCGTAGGCTCTTGTTAACTGATCTACATAATCATCGGCATCTCTGGTATAATCTCCTTTAACGCCAAGAACTGGGAAATTACAATAAAGACATTTGAACATACACCCTCGGCTGTATTCTACAGTTAACCATTCTTCAGGTTGTATAAAATCACGAGCCTCATGATCGATCATCAACGATTTCATAGGATAAGATGGGTAACTGTGATTGGCTGTAATAACCTTTTTATCTTTAAATCTAGAATCATACATAATTGGGGTGAATAAAGAATTTCCAGCGATGCTTTTAATCACAGCCAAAATAGCATTCTCACCATATCCAGTAATATAGCAGTCCACAGCTTTACTATCCATCCTTGGTCTACTTTGACCACCGAGAATAACAGGAATATTTGGATATGTTGTTTTAATCCATAATGCAAATGTTTCCAAGTGATCGGTCCAGTGTGCAAAGAAACAACTAAAAGAAATAAACTTTGTATTAGAAGTTACCCTACTTCTGGTTAATTCTTGTAAGGCATCCATTGGCCACTCAGCAGCCCAATCGATCACTTCAGCATCCCACTCGTTTTCTCTTAAAAAGGTAGCGATTCGATGTGCACCACCCGGACGTTTTGCCTGCAACGGAAAGGAACTAAAAATTAAACAATGATTCATAATGATTATTTTTGCTCGTATGTACTTAATTGTAACACAATTCTTGGTATGTGACCAATATTGGCTGCGCCATGTAATGCTGTTGGATCGGTGTATACGTAAACATCGCCTGCTTTATAGTTTGTTATTACTTGATCTTCGTACATAAAAATATGTCCTGGTTGCCAGTCCTGGAATGGTACCCAATATCTGTTACTAGATTTTTGATAAAGGGTATGCGGATCTATATGCATCGGCATGAAATTCCCAGGCAACATTTTAGTAATCCACCAGTGAAATTCTTCATTGATAAAGGGAGGGGTTATTTCAAAAGATACATTTTTTTTATCGAACATCCAAAAATAGGTATCGATATCTTTATATCCTGCATCTCTAGATTTTTGATATTCGATTTCTTCTTCAGGGCTCTCCGGCTTTTTACCCTGACTTGGCCTTGCGGTTCCGGGATTGGATAATATTTCATCTATCCAACTTTGTTGTATCCAGTCTTTATAATTACCGATATATTTCATAAAGATATTTATAGCATACTATAATGACTGCTAAATATTCTGCAATGTTTTCCTTTACAAACTTAACCCAAATACATTTAGAAATCACCAATAACTGCCAAGCAAGTTGTCCAATGTGCAGTAGAAACCATCACGGCGGAATAGAAAATCCCTTAATTAAAATACAAGAATGGACTCTAGAAGACTTTAAATGTATTATAAATCAAGAAGTTTTAGATCAAATTGATAACATTTATTTCTGCGGTAATTTCGGAGACCCACTATTAAATGATAATCTAATCGAAATGTGTGAATATGTCAAGGATCATGGTGGTGTGTCTATTAGAATCCATACCAATGGTAGTCTTAGGGATGTTGCATGGTGGAAGAGATTAGCAAATTCGTTACCTAACGATCATTTGGTTATTTTTGGAATTGATGGATTAGCAGACACGCACAGTAGATATCGCATCGGAACAAATTATGATAAAATTATACAAAATGCAAAGACATTTATAGCCGCTGGCGGGCATGCTGAATGGGCATTTATAGTATTTGAACATAACCAACATCAAATTGATCAGGCCAAGCAAATCGCAGCAGATTTAAAATTCGATCAATTCACTACAAAAAATAGCAACCGATTTATTGGCGCTCCTAAATTTGAAGTATATAATAAACGCGGTGATGTTGTTGATACACTGCGACCCCCAGAAAATACTGCTATAAAATTTATAGATAAGAACATTATAGACAATTATAAAACTATAGTAAAGAATACAGAGATCGATTGTGCTGTTTTAAAAACTAAAGAGATTTATATTGATGCTTATAAGAACCTAGTACCTTGCTGTTTCTTAGCAGCCATCCCCTATACTTATTCTACTTCAGATAGTTTATATTATAATATAAGAGAAACATTATTGACACAATACAACGAGTTAATTAAAGACATTGGCAGTGTCAACACTTTAGACGTTTCTGTAAAAAATATTATAAATTCGAGTGGGTACCAGACGGTGTGGAAAGATTATTGGTCTACAAAAAAATTAATTACCTGTGCAAAGTCTTGTGGAAAACACAACTTTTCAAAATCGCAAGATCAATTTTTAGAAAGAGAATCACTTAATGGATAAAGTGTTTTGGATCCAACCCGAAGATACGATGTTAGGGAGATGGCAGCGTAAAGTAACTGAGCTATCGGGTAGCAGTACATTCTGTATATTACCATGGATACATTTTGCCACACGTCCCAATGGTGATATGAGATTATGTTGTAGTGCTAACGCTAGTGGTGCTGGAAACGATCATACTGTAGGGTTAGTAAAGAACGAAAAAGGGCAGCCGGCTAACTTTGGCAATAGTAAACCTTTAGAAGCATGGAACAATGATTACATGAAATCTGTACGCACTACAATGCTGGAAGGTAACATTCCCAAAAGTTGTACCAAGTGTTATGAAGAAGAAAGCAAGGGAGTGGCTAGTAAGCGTATGTGGGAAACTGGAACTTGGATACAAGATGGTATTGATGTTCCGGAACTAATTAAACAAACACAAGAAGATGGCACTGTGCCTGATAAGTTAGTTTATCTCGATTTACGCTTAGGACATACCTGTAATCTAAAATGCGTGATGTGTAGCCCACACGATAGCAGCCAATGGGTAGGTGAACATAAAAAGATATATCCAATGTTCCAGGCCAAAGAACTTAAAGAACAAATGAAATGGGATAGAAAATCATTTAATAATAAATGGCACGAAAATCCAGATTTCTGGAAAGAAATGTATGCTCAAATACCTAACCTAAAGCAAGTCTACTTTGCTGGTGGAGAGCCTTTAATGATCCGTGAGCATAAATGGTTCCTTGAAGAAATTATTCGGCAAGGATATGCGGACAAAATTCTTATACGTTACAATACAAATGGACTATTAGTAGATGACG